CCTGCATAACCACCTAGACCATAAGGTGGATCAAGCCATAATAAATCAACATTATTTATACTTTTTGCTATTTCTAATGAATCACCACAATACAAATAATGATTACCTAGCTTATACATATCTCCTAACTTAGTTTTAGGCTCTATTGGAACTTCTATCTCTTGTTCCTCCTCTGGCTCATCATCAAACCCAATTAAATCAAATAAATCATCCTCACTAAACCCTGTTGAGTCCATAAGCTCTGGAACACTAGAAACTTCACTTAATAAATCAGCTAATAAATCATCATCATAAGAGCCAAGTTCTGCTGTTCTATTATCTGCTAATGCAAATGCTTTAGCTGTTAATTCATCATCATCTGTTATAACTACAGCAATTTTATCCCATCCAAGTTGCCTAGCAGCAGCAAGTTGATGATTTCCTGCTATAACAACATAATCTTTAGTTGCTACTATAGGCTTTCTTTGTCCAAATTGTTTATAAGATTTTGCAACAGCTTCTATATCTCCTTTTCTAGGATTTCCCTCTAAAAAAGTTAATTTATCTATATCTACTGTTAATGAAATTAAAGATGGATGGATATTATTCATATTAAGATTTTAACAGTTATTTAAGACTTATCTAAACAATCTGCACATAAAACTGAATCAGGATCATCCCAGAATGGCTTTAGGCATTCATCACAATCTCTTGATTCTATATAATTAGCCATTACTTTTTAACCTTAATATCATCAACTTCTAGCCAAACTTGTGCATCATTAGGATTTTCTTCTTTAATTAAGTTATATTTAAGCTTTGCATTACCAATTAGCTCTATATGTTTAGCATTAAGTAATTCTTTTTCTCCCTGTTCATTAGTTACTTCAAACACAGGCAAATCATAGTTTCCTTTATTTAGATTTAATCTAATGTTATTAGTATTAATTGCAATATATTTAGCCATTAATTACCACCAAGCTTTATTAAAACTTCTGTTAAAGCCATATTTAATTCTTTTTCTCTCATAGCAAGATCTACTACATTTTGTTCTAATTTTTCTATTTGCACCATATAAACTGCTACTAAAGATTGAAGTTCATTAACTGTTTTAAATAACCAACTAACTAAAGCTAATATTCCTGCCTGAAGTAATTGGCTAGGATTTAATTTTATATTCATTTTTCTCCTACATTAAAATTGTTATTAATGTAGCAATAGATATACCTGCAATAATCCAACCATAAATCTCTTGTCTTGTTGGTCTTGTAGCTAAATCTTTTTGCATCTGATCTAGCTTTTCAAAAAGCTTTTCTATATCTAACATTATTTTGGCTGTCATCTCTTTCTGAGTATATCCATTGCCATTGCTGTCTGTCATAATATCAATTTAATGGAGAAACACAGAATAATGAAACTCTAACATTTTCTTTAGCTCCATCCTCTAAAATCCAAGCTGATTTGTTTTTTTTAGCAAAAAATTGGATTGTGCCATATCTCCAGAGAACTTTATCTGTTACAGGATCTATTATTCTTTCATCAGTTGGGATAACAAATTTAACTTTTTGATGTTTTTTAAACTCAGTTCCTCTATAGTTCATCTCCAAATAATTCCCTGTAGTGCATTGTCTTTGCAGCTTTTCTATAAGTATGTTGATCTAAAGCTGAGTTTAGTAATTGATCCTCATCATGTTTCAAATTTATATAAAATATATGCAAAAAATTAGTTAAAGTTTGTGCTGATTCCTCTTTAACAGTAACTGTTCCAAGTTCTGTTGTAGTTTCTATGTTAAAAGATCCATCATAATTCATTGTTATCTTGACTAATGTTGGCATTGATTTCATAAGCATATAAAACTCAACACCTCCCTGATGAGCTAATTTTTTAGAATACATTTGAATAGGATGCACTTCTGGCTTTACTTCTGCTAATTTCTGTAATTTATCAATTAAGGTATGTTCATCATTAATGAACATCATTACAGTTCTATAACCAAGATTTATATCATCTGCAGCATATTCCATTAAAACCTCTTATATTGTAATCTTTTTCTAAATGATTCATTCTACCTTTACTTCTTTTCATTATCTCTAAATGATTATCTAAACAATCACATTTAGCATCAATTAAATCTGTTTCAAAGTAATTAATTTTTTCATTTATAGGTATTTTATAATAAAATTCTCCCTGTTCATTTTGCATTAAATAATTATCTGAAATATTTTTAATATTGATAGTTGCAAATTTATTAGGAACACAATTCATAAATACACAACCTGCTTCAACATTGATATATTTATTAACATATTCTCTAAGTAGATCTATTTTGCTTTTAGAAATGTAAAAATTAGAAAGCTTATCTAATGAATGATTATGCCAATAAGCAGCAACTTGAAGTTCCATTGGATAATAAATTCCCTTAATCTTACAAACATAATCCTCAAAATAATCCTCTTTATTTTTAACTATATCCCAATTCATATAGTTACAAATAAACTCCCAAGATGTTCTGGCTTTATTATCAAACAAATCATATTCATCTTTTATAATCTGCCTCCTGCCATTTTGGTTAAGTATCATATCTCTCCCAACAATGTTTAGAGCTGTTCCACCAACTCCAATTTCCTACATTATTAACAACCCAAGCAGCAGCTTTGATATTTGTTTTAGGATTATACATATCTAGTTCTTTATTATAGATATTATTTTCAAGCCATTTTTCAGTTTTAGAATTAAATTGAAATAAGCCTTTATCCTTAGATCCATCAGAATTTACATTAAGAGCTGTTATTTTTCCATCACTTTCACAAGACATAACTGTTAAAGCTTTTAAAGTATCATCTCCAAAATATTGTTCTGTTAATCCATACCATTGTTTAACATCTTGCAAATGATTGCAAAGAAAATAATCATCTATAGATTGCTCAGTTATTCCATTAGTTAGGAGTAAAGAGCAACCTATAAATAATTCAATCATCTGCTAATTAATTCTCCAATACCATCCCAAAAGCATAAAGAATATAAAGTATCACAAAGTTGCTCTGGTATTTTAGATCTTTCATAATTATTCTTTAAGCCCTGTGTTCCTGTTCTTGATCCTCTAGGAGCTGCTTCATGACAAGATGCACCATTTTTGCACATTCTAGGAGTAAATTTTAAATTAGTCCATATATCTGTTGGCTTCATTCTTGTATCTCCATATTGGCAATAGGAAACTGTATATCTAGGTAAATGCTCAACTGCTCCCATTTTTCTCATTAAACCTCTAGGATTTTCAATAAAATAAAATTTAGGATTAAAATAATGTATTATTTCTATAGTTTTAACTAATATCTCTAATCCTAATTCAGCTTCCTTTGTTTTAGGCTCTCTATATCCATAAATATCAGGAGCAGTCCAATGTGTTCCACAACTAGCTATAGAAAAAGTTGTGCATGGTGGAGAAGCCCAAATAATATCAGGTTTAAAATCTAAATTTTTATAATCTAGTTTTAATATATCTTCAACAATGTCTATTTCTCCAAATTGTTCAATATCAGTTGTTAAAGTTTCAAATCCATATTTTTTAGCAACATTTGAAAAACTACAACTTCCTGCAAATAATTCAAGAACTTTCATTAGATATAATCCTCAGATATTAACCATAAAGCTAAAGCTCCTAAACCAAGAACAAGAATAACTAAATAAAAATCCATTTACTCCTCCTCTCCTATTTCATTATCCCAACAAGTATTACAAACAGAATGATCTTCATCTTTTTCTGTCATTGCATTATTGCAGAACATACAATTGCCTGAGAATGGAGCTGCTTTAATATCATTATCATTAGCAATCTGATTATTCCAGAATGCTTGTAATCCATCACTTAATTGACTCATATTGCCCAATCCTTAACATATTTTTTATGTATCTTTACAGCTCCACTTTTTTTTAATGGAGCTTTTTCCTTATTAACACAATTACAAACTTCAGAATAAATTTCTAAATTATATTGTGTTCTTAGTCTAGATATAGCTTTTCTAAGATTGCCATTATTATTAAATTCTTTAGATAATGTGCAGATTTCTCCCTCTAGTTCCATTAAATAATGAATTTTTTTAAACTCTGATAAATCTTTTTCAAGTTTTAGAGTTTGATAAAGACTATCTGGCTTTGATCTAGCAAATACTCCTAACATTATTCTCCTCCATCTCTTTGCATAACAGATAAAGTAGCTAAGTCTTGTATTTTATTTTTGATTGATTGTAGATTATTTATATCTACATCATTTTTAGCTATTCCAAGCTGCCCTAAAGCTTCAGCAGTAATCTTTCTAGCTTCATCAATATCTTGTGCAGTTACACTTAAAGCAAAATCTTTAAGATTACCCATTACAGCTTGAGTTCTATTAGAAACATCTTCTACTAATCCCTCAGCTTCTAACATCTCAATCTTTGCTTCTAAGTTAGTTTTTTTAGGAGCTATTGGAGCTTCATTCTTACTAGGAACAATTCCAATCATTTCCTCAGCTAATGTAGATTCAGAGAATACAATTCTAAGACATCTACCATTAGCTTTTGTGTTAGCCATCTCAAACCAAGAATTATGATCTTTACTTGTTTGCTTTGCATAAGCTGTAGCCTTTGGCTCTAAATCATCTTTATTCTCAAAAAATGAGCTTTTAAAGATAACCCAATCATCTCCATATCCAACTAATTCAGAAACTAATCTACATTCTGGATATTCTTTATTCATTTTGCTGATGAGTTCATCAACTGTTACATAGTCCTCTAGGAACTTAGGCATTTGTGCCATTTTCAACCTCCATTTTATTTTTTCCAATATATTTTAATTTATTGCATCCATCAAAAGTGCAATTTCCCCAAGCTACTGATTCAGCAACTTGAAAGCCCTGATTTGTTTCTATTGTATAGAAAAATAACTTAGGATTTTTAGAATTCCAATATAAGAATTTATAAGCCCAAGTAAATTTAGTTTTTCTAACTATAGGATAGAAGTAAGACATTAAAAAATGTTTCCTTTATGTAACACTTCTCCTTTATCCAATCTTGAAATAAAGTCTGTCTTACTTGTTAATAACTTTTCTTCTAGCCATAGACTAAGCCAAGCTAAAGTCATTATTAAACTGATTAATCCATAAGCTGCTAAGCCTAGATAGATCCAATGTTGTATCTGCATATTCCTCCTAATCAATGCTTTAATATAAATCTAATAAAAATTTGTCATATTGTCAAGCATTAAAAGTAGAAATTTAAAATTAATTGGCTCAAGCCTAGTAACAGGGCTTGAGCCTTAATGGAGCAGGTTTGGTAGTGATTGTTATATATAGAGCTAACCCTGTGCCACTCCCTCCCAACCAGAATGACTAAGTTTAGTAGCATTATCAATATGTGGAATAATTGGCTTTTACCCAAGTTATCATGGTGTAGCTAATCCACTTTGTAGAACTCTGATCCTTTATCTCTTTCTAAAAGCTACAGAGATAAATTGCTTGTGTTTAACATATTAATTTATTGTTAAGACAAAATTAGGTGTAATTAAAATTAATATTTGTTCCAAAGCTTTGTTAATATAAAGAATGAACTAATGGAGCAATCATATATTCCCCAAGTGTATATGCAGTCCTAATCAACCTCCAGAATGTTCAACTAATAAAAAAGAGGAGATTTGAATCTCCTCTTTTTTTATGTGTTACTTGTAACTAAAAGGAGAAGCTATTGCTAGTATCTCCAATATTAATTCTACTTAACTTTATTCATTGCATAAGTCTTTATAACAGATAAAGCTGCTGATCCACCTGATATAGCTGCAATTTGCAATCCTGAAGCATCAACACCAACCATTGGGCTAATTGTTAAAGCTCCAAGAAAAGCCTGAACAAAAGTCCAAAAAGCTCTCTCAAGCATATCTTTTAATTCATCAGACATACTATTCCTCCTCTAATCTTGTTTGTATTTTTTTAAATTGATCACATTTTTTGTTAATGCAAACAAAAGCATTATTAATTAATTCTAACTTTTCCTTACAGGAATTACATTTTAAAACCATATTGATTCTTATCTGACTTGAATGCCTTTAAGTAGGATTGTTTCCCTAAGAGCTTTAATTTCTTTTTTTAGATCCTCATTTTGTTTTAATATCATATTTTCTATCTCTTTCTGTTGTTGATTAACTTGAGATATATTCATAACATAATCAAAAGCTTCATTAGATACTGTTTCAGGAATTTTGCCATCATAATCAATATAAGTTGCAGTTACTTTTTCTCCATAAAGAATTGCATCTCTAATCTTTGGATACACATCTTTATAAGCATCTCCAGAGCTTCCAATAAAGTTAGCTTGTTGAGTTTTTCCTAATAATAAGCAACCTGCTGTGTCATCATCAGTGTTGCCAATGTGCCATAAAATATATTCAAAATCTGGAACATCATTAACATAAATCATTCCTTTATGAAATTCTCCACCAAATTTAGCTAAATATCTTGTATGAAAGCCACCCTCAGTTCTTAAAGTTAAGTTATAAGTTCCTGCAGGTATTCTTGTTTCTCCATAAACCTTTGTTGTTTGAGCTTGATCTTCTAAGGTATAACATAGGAATTTTCTTTTATTATCAGTAACATCAAACAACAGTCCAGAAGTGAAGTCATCTGAACTATTAAATCTTAATATCTCAAGTTTCATATTTACCTTATAACTCTAATATTACTCCATTTTTCAGAGCCACCAATTACTAAAGTTAAAACTCCTGCACTATTTCTGCCACCATTTGTATTATCAAACCATTCAGATCCACTATCTAAGCTAGGAGCTTGTAAAATTAACCTCTTTCCATCTGATTCATAAGCAGAAAAGAAGTGATAATGCCCCATTAATAATAAATCAGAATCAGCTATTTCAGATCTAGCTAATGATTGATTTGCTAACCAAGTTCTTGCTTTTTGTTGTGGATTACCTCCACCTCTCATTTGATGCCCATGAACAAGAGTTACAACTGTATCTGATATGTCTAAGGTTATAGATAAAGCATCTGGCATTATAAAGTCTATTTTATCTTTATATGCAGGAGCTTCTTTAAATATCTCTGCTAGTTCCTCTCCAAGCATAATATCCCTGTTATCTGAAAATGTTGTAAAGCTTTTACCAGAGTTTCTAGGCTCTCCATGATTACCTGCAATAAAACTAACCACAGTTTTATCAAACATAGGAACAAGCTCTTTAAGAGCTGTATAAGCCATTCTCCTAGCTACTTTCTGCTGTTGTCTATAATCTAGTTCTACTGTAAATTCTTGTTGAGCATAAAAACCTGTACATCCCTCAACAATATCTCCAAGCCCTGCAATGAATAACTGATCTATTGTTTCTGATTTTCTTAAAGTTTTAATCTGTTCTTTAATTTTAGGAATAGCTGTCATCCATCTTTCAATAGTTGCTTCTGTTCCCTCTTTGCCAATTTGCCAATCAGATAATGCAACACAAAATGTTTTACTATCTTTAGTTGGTTTTTTCTTTGCTGTTGGCTTTTTCTTTTTAGCTGCATTTAAAAGCTTCTTAAAGTCATCATCAGGCATATAAGCCTTATTAGATACAATCTTTGCTTTAAAATAATATAATCTCTCTATTACACCATTACCAATATTGCTATCCCAAAATCTTATCTCTGCAGTATCTTGTAAAACTTTATAATTTTTTGCATCAGCTCCAAAATAACTTTCTAATTGTTCTTTCCAATCAATCTTATTTTCTTTTTGTGGAGCAGATACTATTTCTCCAGATTTAGTCTTTTCAGAATAAGATATTGATGGCTCAAAGCCTTTAGGATGTACTACTTTCTTTTTAGTTACTCTAGGATCTCTATCTTGTACAGTTTTAGCAAAGTTTTCTAAGTTACTCATTAACAATATCTCCTGATCTGTAATCTCTAAAATATCTTCTAATTGTGTTGTAATTTAGATGTTTAAATTGTATGAAGTTTTTTTGTAGATATTGAGCTGCTACAGTATCAGAAATATATTTTTCCTCTGCTTCTTTAGCTACTTTTAAAAATATTTCTCTAGCTTCTGGATCTCTAAGAATAAATCTTTTAGAAGCATATTGTCCTGTTTTATAGCCCTGTCTTGCAGAGAATTGATCTAATGTTTCCATTTCAACCTCCTATAAGTCTAGGATAGTTAAAAAGTATGACAAAATTAAGGTTTAGGAAATTGATCCTTAATTGGCTGAAT